AGGACCACCTATACTTGAAATACCAATTCTAAAGTAAGTAATAATATTTCTTTGCAATAATTTTAATTCTTGTATAAAACCATCTTGAGCAGAAAGTTTTGATTTAATACCCCATACTCTCCAATACTTACCTTGCCAACTAATTAAATCACCAAGCTGTAATTCAGGTATAGCTTTAATAGTTAATTCAATTAGTTTCTGGGGCTGACTATAATCATCTAAAACCATATTGGCAAAACTATTTGCCCAAACACTTGAGTTAATATAATTATTTTCAATCTTATATGGTCTTTCTTCAAAAGCTGTTACAGATGCATCTCTTTTTTCTCTAAAGTAAATATCATTTATAACTTTGGCAGGTCTGCCATATATTGTCATAGCTGTTACAAAAACTGTATAAGCTGCAGAGTTAGTAATTTTTAATTTACTTGCTCTGGCAAAATCATATTTTTTAACAGTTATAAAAGAAGTTGCATCAGCACCAGTACTATCAGATAAAGTATTAGCTACAAATACAGGTGCATCTACTGAAAGCATTGGGTCATCATAATTTATAAATTGTTCTATAGTTGAGTTTGCAGGTACTTCTATAGAGCTAGATAATTTCCATACCAACTGATTAGGTTGTTTAGCTCTAGGTTTAGCTATAACCTCAACTACATTTATTATATGTTCAGTATTAGGTGTAACCTGTTCAATTACTTGGGCTGTAGAAATAATCCTTTGTACCTGATTATAAGGGCTATTAGTCCATGCTTGTCTATTTTGAAATTTTAATATGCCCTCTTCAGTTTGCCAGAAATAACCATTTTCAGCTTGCACTATCTGGCTAATAATATCTCCAAACCTATCACCAACATTAAATTCAGCAAAAGGTATAACATTTATGCCATAGTCTAAATCATATTGGCTTGTAGAAAAACCTGAGTTTATAAGCAAGTTTTCTATTACTTGGTCTGACCTAAGACCAGTAAATATGGCAGCATTATCTACATAACTGTTTTGTAAGTAGTTTATAAAGTCAGTACCTTGAAGCTGTACAGTTCTATCTCTTTCATTTATTACAGGAGCTTTTGTGGTTATACCTATAAACTGTGGAATATTATTATCTACACCATTGTAATTAAAGCCTGCATTTATAATAAAAGGTCTTCTTGGTAAATATACTGAAGTAAATAAAGCTGAAGTTCCACCATTATAATCTGGCAAATATCTGCCTGAAGTATTATTTAGTTTTGCACCTGCCTGAGCTTTAGCTATACCACCAATAGGTTCATTTAGTTCTCTTTCCCATTCAGCACTAACTAAATTGCTACTTTCTTCTTCATATAAGTATTTGTTCCAGTCAGAAGTAACATTGCCACTAGAGTTAATAGTATCTGAGTAGCCTATGGCACTTGAACCAATAGTAAATATTTTAGTAGTTGGTTTGTAATCTTTTTTCCAAGCTACTTGTAAATTAGATGAAATCTGCCTGACTTCATCTCTTTCTTCAGCACTGAAAGCAGATGTTACAATTTGCATCTAAACCTCTGTCAAGATTAAATTAAAATCTGCTAGATAATCATTCCCCAAAACAGAAAAACCCCTGCTTTGCAAATCAACATGTACTGTAGTGGAACTTATTGGGTAATTGGTTTCTGTACTTACCCAAGTTTGTGCAGTGTTGGTGCTAAGATAAGTATCATAAATAGTTTTTATCTCATCATAATCAGCTTTTTTAGCATTCTTATAACTAAGTTCCCAAACTCTTTTGTTGCTACCAAAATAATCCCTAGCAATATTGCCAGATAAAGTTCTAATCTGTGCAACCTGAGTAGAATTACTTTCTGTAATTTCATTTGGATTTTTAATATCTACACCACCTAAAGTAAAGCTCATGCCAACATTTCTCCTACAGTCATATTTTTACTATCTGCTATATCTTTTAATGCATCAAGTATTTTAACAGATAGATTTCTCATTTCTTGTGGGCTACCTGCAAATACTCCTATTTGTGGTGATATATTTATTGTTGTGTTGCCACCACTTACTGGAGCAATTTTATTGTTAGGAATAACTGAACTACCTTTTGGCAAATTAACTATTTCAGGTCCTCTTTCACCTACTATAGCTAATCCACCTGAAAAGTTTTCTACACCCCTAGCAAACCTAGGCAATTTAACTTTACCTAACCCAGTGCCTGCAATAGCACCATTTATAGCACCCTCAACCATTCCAACAATAGCATTGGCAATTCCTTTTCCAATTCCTGATGCTACTTCACCCCAATTTATATTTTTTAATTTATTCCAGGTATCTACCATAGCATTCCATATATTACTACCAAGGCTCTTAAAAGCATCTAAAATGTTATTTAAGATTTTTCCCCAGTCAATTTTACTTAGCCAGTCTATTACTCCACCTATGGCAGCTACAATCCAAAATAGTATTTTAGCAGGTAATGTAGCAAAGAAACCTATAATAAATCCTATGCTTTCCCAAAAGTGGTCTTTTAGATAAGTTACTTTTTCTACAATCCAATCTGTAGCTTTTTGAAAAGCTTCTGGCACAGTAGTTGTAAAAAAGCTAACAACAGATATAAGTATATTTTCAAAGAAACTCCATATTTGTAAAAGAATATTTAATGCATTTATAACTAGCCATATAGCTCCAACAAATAATACTCCTAAAACAGGCATCAGAGGCTCTAAAACTTCTTTCCATAATCTTTGAAATACTGGGTACACTTTTTCTTCAATAGTTTTCCATAAAGCTTCTAATGATGGTTTTAAGAATTCCCAAGCTTTAGTTAAAGCAGGAGCAACCCCAGAAAATAAATCTTCCATTCTTGGTTTAATAAATTGAACTGCACTTTTAGTAAAATCTACTATGCCTTGAAAAAAACCAATTATTTTATCTTTATTTGTATCTACCCATTGTAAAAAGCCATTTGCACCTTTGGTTAAATAATAAAATATACCACCCTCTTTAATATCTCCTGTATCAGATATACCTACTATTTCTCTACCAATTCTGCCAAAGTTATCTGATAAATTGCTCATAACACCACCTAAAGTAAGTGATTGTTTTTCCATTAACCCTGCAAACTTACCACCCTCTTGGCTCATTCCAAATAAAGCTTTTTCTACATCTGGGAAGCCAATCTTTCCTGTTTCAACCATTTTTTTGATTTCTTCTTCAGTTTTGCCCATCTGAGTTGCAAGTGTTGATAGCAAAGGAACCCCTGCTTCTGTAAATTGCCTTAGTTCTTGTCCAGTTAATTTAGTAGCAGCTTTAACCTGACCAAAAGCTAATATAAGCTGTGGCAATTTATCTTTACCTACACCTGCAGCAATATTACCAAGAGCTTTGAAAGTAGGAATAATCTTATCTGCTTCAATATTATAGGCTAATAATTGTTTAGCTCCTGTAACAACTTCAGGCAATTCAAAAGGTGTTTTAGCAGCAAAATCAGATACTTCTTTAAGCATCTTCTTAGCTTTATCAGCAGAGCCAAGCATTGTTTCAAAAGCAACCCTGCTTTGTTCAAAATCTGTAGCACCTTTTAATACATTTTTGCCTGCATCTACCAATCCATTAAAAGCAGCTGTAACAGCATTTACAGCAAGACCACCAACAGTAAAAGCACCTGCCATTGTACTGAAATTACTTCCAACTTTGCTAATTACTCCACTAGCTCTGTCTTCTGCTGTTATTACTGCTTTTATGTTAGCTGTTGCCATTTTTTGCTTCTAATCTTTCCTTATCTTTTATGTAACCATATATTTTTAGATTTAGAAATAACTGGTCTATAGGTTCATTTTCAATTTGGGTGGCACTAAGCCCAAATAACTTTCTATATTGGAATATGGCTAGTTCCATTGGTGCTTGCCCTCTATTATTATAGATGGCATCTTCCAGTGCCTCTTCTAGTTTGGGTTTATTCTACCCATTAACTGCTGAAAACAATCAACAATTATTTCACCAGGCAAGTCAAACAATTCTTCTTTTTTAACTTCTTTATTGTCAATATTACCATCTAAAAATCTAGTTGTTAGTTCTTCTTTGATAAATTCCAAAGATTTAAGACCTTGTTTTGTTTCATCTACATCTGAAATAGTTTCATAGGTTTTTGCAATTTTTTCAAAATCTTTGAAAGGAATACTTTGAAATACTAAATAACTATCTTTATATTCTTCACCAAGTTTTTCTAATGTAATTTTTTTTCTTATTACTATAGCCATCTTAATACCCTGTTCCAGTGTAACTATTTACCAGTGTGCAGGCACTAATAATATCTAGCCCATTTGCAGCATCATAGTTACCTTTTATGTTAATAGTTTGTGAAACAATAGTATCTAAAGCTCTGTCTTGTTCCCATTCTGTGAAATCTACTCTTGGTAGGGTCAAGTTGAATTGGCTATTTGTAGCTCTGTTGAAGCTGATGCTCATAGCTTTTTTATTGCCAGTCAGCATTAGTTCCCTGTAACTTTCATCTTCTTTATTAAGAGTAATACTACCCTCAACACTGAATTGTTGATTTAGAATATCTTCTGGTTCAACAGTACCCAATACACTATCTACCATTGCATTAGTGTTAATGTTTAGTTCTAAACTTTTAACAGAAATACCAGTAGCAGCACCAAGACCTGCAACAGTGTCAGCAGTTTTAACTACTAAGTGTTGGTGTAGGAATTTGTTTCCTAGACCTGTAAAGTCTGCAGTTTGGCTTGTCCATTGTTTTCCACCCCTGCTCATAAAACCTACAGTAAATACTACTAAGGCATTTTGTTCTACTTTAATTTTGAAACTATCTACAACTGATAGTGGGTAAAGCCTAGCAGTGTCTGGGTCTTGATAAAGCAAGCTCAAACTCTGATGTTGATTGCTGTTATCAAGAGCATAAGTATGAGTGTAAGTACCACTACCTGTTGTAGTTGGTGAGCTTCCAAACAAACTTGTTAAAAATATACCAAGCAATTTGTCATCTAAATTACTTTCTATTTCACCATTTGCCATTTTTTGTGTTACAAACAGATTATCACTGTCAGCAATTTTACCTAGAGCTTCATTTTCCCTAGCAATCTCAACTTTGTCATCAAAGCTGATAGTGCTTCTAGGAACCCAAAAACCATTAGTAGTGGTGGCAGTTCCCCTACTAATTTCTTTGGCTGCTAAGAGTGTTCCTCTTCTTCCTATAAATTTTGTCATTTTAGATTATATTCCTTTCTTTAATCTAATAATATAATGTTTATAATTTTATAAGTAGTCAATAACTATACAGTGAAGATGCTATGTACTTTTAGTGTTAATTCAGCACTTCTAGCCCAACCACCCTCATATTCAACATAACCAAAGTTGCCTATTGCAGCTTCTACATAAACTACTTCAATATAATCTCCTAAAGTGTAATCACTATCTATTGCATCTATAGCTCTATCTGTTAAGTCTTGAATGGCTTGTTCAGCAGTGTCCATTACATCATCAGAAGCATCACCTACTAAACCTTGCCCACCCTGCATTAGTATCAAAACTCTAAATCCATATACTCTTTGATTTTCAGCATTAGTAAAAAATTCATTATCTACTCCTGTAGCAGTTACAAAGACTGCAGGGAACCCTGTTGGATTAAGTTTTTCAAAAGAATAAACTTTATTAAAATCTGTTAAAGCAGATAATTTATTTATTATTTCTTTTTTTATATCTATAAAAGCACCCATTATACCTCACTTCCTATTTGGTCAAATACTTTTTGCATACCTTGAGTAAATTGGTCTTCAATATATTTTTCATTACTCATAACAGCATTATACAGAAAAGGTCTGGCTTTCATCTTATAAGTTCCTTGATGAACATATATAGCATAATAAGCTTTAGGTCCTATCTCACCATATAAATTTCTAAACATGGTTTGGTGTGATGCTCTCAAGTAACCAGTATCAACAGGAGTTTGTCTTTTGCTATCTCCCTCTATCTTAAAAATGCTTAATTGAATGGCAGCATTTATATATTTTAGAGTAAGTTTAGGTGCTTTACCAAAAGCCCTTTTTATCTCATCTAAATTTTTTATATAGACTTTAATTTGAGGCATCTTGAGCTATCAGGATTAAATGTTTGTGGTCTAATAACCCTGCTCCCCTATAATAATTAACTGACTTTACTGAATAAGTTTGTCCATTAGCTGTAATTTGGTCAGCTTCTTTTATTGGAACATCTGTATTAACCCAAGCTTCATATAATGTACCAATCCTGCCCCCATCTACCATACCAGTTCTATTTACATCAGCAGGTTGTATATCTGCCTGATAAGCAGTATAAGTAGCAGAAAAATTACTTGAGTAGCCTGAAGTCTTTCTCAATCTTCTGATTGTTATTTCATGGCTAGGGAAGAAAACTGACATTTTACCTCTGACCAGAAATTACTATTTCAGTATATCTATCTAAAACTGTTTTTAAGCCTAGCTGAGAGATTATATCATCAGAACTGCTAGAACTACCCTTTGAAGCAAAAGTAAGCTTCCTAGTACCCTCTTCTTTGCTCTGAATGCCTGCTACATTGGCAGGGTCATAATTATATAAGTAACCTGCTATAGAAACACAGGCTTCTGCTACATCACTAGGTATTGTGGCATAGCCATAGCTATAAGTAACTTTCCATCTGTCCCAGCTCCCTACAAAACTAGCTACACCATCTATAACTCCTGCTTCCCTATCTATAAAATATTCATCAGTAGGAACTGTTGTAAAATCATTATCATTTAGGCTAGTATCTCTGGCTTCAAGCTTAAATGTAGTTGTAGTAGTGATAGGTCTATTTCTTAAAAGTAATTGTTGTTCTATTCTGCCATCATAATATTCAACTACATTTGTTTGTTCATCAAATCTCCTATTGCAATAACCAATAATAATCTCTGTGGCTTGGTTTATCTTTCTAGTAAGCAAATTATCTTGGCTAGTACCTGTTATACCAAGAGTTTCTTTTACATCAGCCAAAGTTGTAAGTGCATAAGATAATAATTGTGCCATCTAGTTTTCTTTCTGTATAAATATAGCTTTATGAGCTATTGCAATACCATTTTTGATTAAATCTATTCCTATTTTTTTAGAAACTTGAACTTTATCACCTTTTTTATATTTCTTATAATCTCTTAAAAGCTTTATGTTCATAATTTTTCTAACTGGGGGGTTATTTCAGAACTCCCCCCAAAACTGCTAAGTTTCCTTAGTTAAGACCAGTAATCTTGCGAACAGCATTGGTCAAAGTCAATTCACCATCTACTCTACTTTCACAACGCACAAACACCAAGTTCTTTTCAAAAGCACTTGAGCCTGCAACAGTGGCTTCAGTAGAGAAATCAACAGTGATGCCTTGCCTATCTACAATTGTGTAGTAGCTGAAATCACCTAAGAAAATTTGGTCAGTAGGTAGGTCATTCTGCTCATAAACAGGCAATCCACCTAGTCTGGTGGTAGGACCATCTGCAACCATAGTTAGCAAGTAGTCATTGTTACCATTTTTAAGAGCATTTACCCTAGCCCAAGCTTGTTGGTGTCCTACCCAGACTGCATTTCTGCGATAGCCCTGTGGTAAGTCCCAGTAAAGCTTTTTGATAGCATCTGCAAAAGAGCTATCAGTTGAACCTGCATCTCTGCTTCCAATAGTATAGGTGCTTACACCAGTAGGCTTACCAGTTCCATTGCCAGTCCAGAAAGCATTCTCTTCATTTTCCCTAAGGCTCCTAGCCATTAGTCCTGCAACATAATTTACTACAGAACCACCTACACCTAGACTTGCATCATCAGCCAATTCCTGAGAAAGACCAACAATTACAGCCTGTGAGTAAGGAGTGAAAACTAGCTCATTGAACTGAGCAGTAGAGGTAGCCTTGGCAGCAGCTTCACTTCTCCAAGAAGCTTTGGGGCGGCTGTCAAGAGCAGGTAGGTGAAAAGTATCAGTAGAGATAGTCATCTGATTAGCAAGATTTCGCATTACTACATCATCTCTTTTATCTTCAACTATCATGTTTGCAAATTCATCTGGTACTAAGTAACCACCTGAAGCAGCTGTACCCTCTGTAAGAAGTTGCAACTTCTCTTTATCACCAGTAAGAAGAGCATTTGCAAAAGCAACAGTTTTCTGAGTAACTTCAAAATGCTGCTTACCTGCAGATTTTCTACTTTCAATCACAACTTTATTGTTAGCAAGGTCATCAACACGCACCTTGCCTAGAGTTTTATCAACAATATAGTTTTCTTTTTTAGTAGATACTTTAGGAGCAGAATTTTCAGCATGTTTGCTAATAGCTTCAAGAACTTTATCAAACTTCTCTGTGGCTTTAGAAACAAGCTGGTCAGCTAGTTCATCAACAGCTTTTTCTACATCTTCAGTTTCTTGAACTGATTTAATCTCTTCTTGTACTTCTTCTTTTTTAATTTCTTCCATTTTTCAATTCCTTTTTATGCTCCACTATCAACTTTTGAGTTGCTAGTTTTGCAATTTTAGCTAACTGTGCCTTTTTAGCAGATGAAGTACCTTTTTCAAGAATTCTATCATTTGCCTTAACTACAACTTTCAAAAGAGAAAGTTTTTCTCTGACATCAGCTTGTCCGACCTGTGGATTTAGGGTTTTATGCCTATTCACCAACTCATTTAGTTGTTCTTTCAAATCTTTTATTTCTTCTTTTAATTCAGCTATGGTTTCAGCATCAGTTTTTTCTGTTACTTCAACTCCAACTGATTTAATAACATCATCATCAAAACCTGCACTTTTAAGTGCTTTATAAGCTACTATTCTAGCTTCAGGATTAGCAGGAACATTTACAGCAGATATTTCTAATAACTCTTGTTTGGTGTAAGTATTGCCATCTGTATCAAGTGGCTTAAAGCCTACTGAAAAAGAATTTAATATTTTCTCTTCAAACATTTTCTTAATTGCTTGAGCTTCAGGTGTATAGTCATGAAATACTGGTTCAAATGTTAATTGAGCTTTTTTACCTGTTCCATCTACCCTAATGTTCTTTGCAGTGCCAATAGCAGGTATATCATGATTGTGGCTCCAAAGTAGTACAGGATTTTTCTTAAAGTTTTTTAATTCCCACCCATCTACTGAAACACTTTCATTTTGTCTATCAACAACTGATGTACTGGCTATTGCTAAATAACCCTTATCATTTTTTATTACTTCTGCATTTGTAAATTTTAATTCTTCCATTTATGTTCCTCTTTTTAATAATTATTAAATATTGAATAGTAGTCAATAACTAACCAACCCCCATTACAGGTAATCTTATATAGTTATTATTAGTTACTGTTATGGCAGGAGCTGAAAAGACATAGGCATATTTTAAGTTGGAGTTTGCAGGAGTTCCTGTAGATGTATGTTCAAAAGCTAATTTATCATCATTGGCTATTGCTTGAGTACCTGACCAAGAGCCTGTTGTGGCAGTGCTAGTAATAGTTACAGCAGCAGAAACCCCTGTTGCATTTATTCTAGTAGTAAGTGTCCTAGTGTTAGTAGATGTTGGTGCAGCAGACAAATCAACTCTCAATGCTTTCATAGTATGCTGATAACAAAGGGCATTTATATTGGCTTCTGTAGCATTCCATACATCAAAACTTGAAGAGTAAGTTGTACCAGATACATTGGCACCATCACCACCAAATATAACTCCATTTCCAGGTGTATTGCTTACATATTCACAACTAATTGCAATTCTTGCAGCAGCAGATGGTGCAGTTCCTGCACTTGGCACTATTTTCCAATAAAGTGTATCACCATTTGTTACAGATATTGTAGAAGCAGTATAGGTAGCAGTCTGAGAAGTAATTGTCATAACTGCAGCAGTATCTGAACCATTTTTTACTAAAGTAACTGTATAAGAACCAGCTGATATAATTGTATCTGTTAATCTAGCAGTAAAAGTTTGCAATACCCCTGTATCATTAGGCATTGTTGAAGTAGCAGCAGCAGTTCCAGTATCAACACCCCCATGGTCTTGAACACCCAAATATCTTGTTGCTGTAGTAGATAATGTAGCTACACTTACTGCACACCACATTTGATTATCAGCAGTATATGCCATTCTCCATTTGTTATTTGATGAAGATGCAGGAGTTCCTGTTGGTATATTAGCTATATTTGTTTGCCCATTTGCTGCTACATATGCACTATCTGTATTATCTGAGCCAGTAGTATTAGTATCAGAAATAGTTGCAACTAAATTTGTAGCTGTACCTCCATTATATATAGTCATAGCCCTAGAAGTACCTGCTCCTGGTGCAGTTCCTAACTGAAATGAAAGATTGCTAAAAATTGTATCTACAGGAACAATTTGTTGAATTTGTCCTAAACTTGTATTCCAAGCTGTAGCATTTCCTGTATCTAATGAATTATACCTAGCTGTTGCAGCCATGGCAACTGAGCTTCCTGTATTTATTGGGTATTGGTAGCCACCAAAAGCATAAATTGAATATCTTCTTGAAGTTTCTTCAGTGAAGCTTTCCATAGTAGCAGGCAAAGTTCCATCATAAGTTTTAGAAAATGAATATGAAGTTCCTGCAACACTATCATAAGCAATAGCACCATCTCCATAACCAGCACCACTAGCAGATGTTACAGCTAGTCTATATGTAGCAGAAGCTATAGTTGGAATAGATGTAAAAAAAAGATTAAACCAACCTACTAAAGTAGTTTTGGTAGCAGATGTATATAATAAATTACCTGCATTATCATAAATGCCTGCAACACCAGCACCTGCTATTTGAGTAACTGTATAAGCAAAAATTGCTGCTAAATTAGTATTTGAATTAAGAGTAGCATCACTAGCTAGTACAGTATTTAATGAAGTAACTGAAGAAGCTCCTATTGTTGTATAACCAAAGGTTGGGTCAATAGTTATTGGGTATGTGGCATTATCTAAAAAGTCTTGTGGAATGATTATATTTAATACATCTTCCCCAATTTCCATATCTCCCCATATTTCATTACCATTTGCATCTATAATTATTGGTCTATAAATATGAAATGCTTTGCCTGTTTTATATTTATTGTTTTGTTTTTCATTGTGATAAACAGCAT